GGCAAGACACCGGTTGCTTCGAAGGTTAGGCTTTAAGGTGTATGTGCTGGATGATGAAGAACAGATTGGAGGGATTCTTGATGAAATACGAGCCACATGAATACCAGAAATATGCAATCGGATATATTGAGTCCCATCCAATCGCCGCTGTTTTACTGTCGATGGGTCTTGGAAAAACATCCATATCACTCACGGCAATCAATGATTTATTATTTGACAGTTTTGAAATTTCTAAGGTGCTGATAGTTGCACCCCTTAGAGTAGCTTCTGTAACATGGAGTGCCGAAATCGAAAAATGGGAGCATTTGAAACTTCTAAAATATTCCGTGGCAGTAGGTACGGAAACAGAAAGGCTGACGGCACTGAACACACAGGCGGATATTTATATCATCAACCGGGAGAATGTACAGTGGCTGATTGAAAAAAGCGGTGTTCCATTTAATTTCGATATGGTGGTAATCGATGAGCTGTCCTCCTTCAAGAACCACCAGGCTAAACGGTTCAAGGCACTGATGAAGGCACGGCCGACTGTAAAAAGAGTGGTGGGTCTGACAGGCACTCCAAGCAGCAATGGTCTGATGGATTTATTTGCAGAATTTAAGCTGCTGGATATGGGTGCAAGACTTGGAAGATTTATTGGGCAGTACCGTGCGGCATATTTTCGACCGGACAAGATGAACGGTATGGTGGTGTATTCGTATAAGCCGCTGCCGGGTGCGGAGGAGCAGATATACGAAAAAATCTCCGACATCACCATTTCCATGAAAGCTACAGACCATCTGAAGATGCCGGAACTGATCAGCACCAACCACACGGTGTATCTGTCAGACAGTGAGCAGAAAAAATATGATGAGATGTGCCAGCAGCTTGTACTGCAGATGCCAGACGGAGAGATAACGGCAGCTAATGCGGCAGCCCTTTCCGGGAAGCTGACACAGCTTGCTAACGGTGCCATTTATACCGATGACCAGAAGGTAGTAAGGATTCATGACCGTAAGCTGGATGCCCTGGAGGATATTTTGGAGAGCATGAACGGCAGGCCACTTTTGGTGGCATATTGGTACCGCCATGATTATGAAAGAATCGCAGAACGGCTCACAAAGCTGAAGGTTTCCTTTGCCAAACTGGATACCGAGGACAGCATCCGCAAATGGAACAGCGGAGAACTCCCCGTGGCACTGATTCATCCGGCATCTGCAGGTCACGGCTTGAATCTGCAAAGCGGTGGTTCCACGATTGTGTGGTATGGTCTGACATGGTCCTTGGAGTTATACCAGCAGACAATAGCAAGACTCTGGAGGCAGGGACAAACGGCAGAAACCGTAATCGTGCAGCATATTGTGACGAATGGTACCATTGACGAGCGAATATTGAAGGCACTGCAGAAAAAAGACAGCACACAGTCGGCACTTATCGATGCGGTCAAGGCGAATCTGAAAAGATGATGTTTTGATTGTGAGGTATTGTTACAACAGCAGACTACGAAAATAAAATGAGGATGCCTTTGCATCTCCGAGTCAACCTATGACAATCCAAGCCAATCCGAGTGGACTATAAAATTTCGGAGGTAAGGATATGACAGGAAAAGAATACTTATTGCAGGCACGATATTTGGATGAACGTATTCATTCTAAAATACAGCAGATAGAGTCTTTAAATGACTTGGCCACCAGCTGTTCAGCAGTAATTAGTGATATGCCGAGAAACCCCAATCAGGGTGGTAGTAAAATGGCAGATGCCGTTATCAAGATTGTTACCTTGCAGGAAGAAATCAATCAGGACATCAATGCCCTTGTAGAATTGAAACATCAAATAATGGGTGTCATCAAAGCCGTGCCGAATGTAGAGTATCAGACGTTGTTGGAGAAACGCTATCTTTGTTTTATTACCTGGGAGCAAATTGCCGTGGATATGAAATATTCCATGCAGCATATACACCGAATGCACACTGCCGCACTGAAAGAAATTACCGTGCCGACAAAGGATGAGAGTTAATGTGATAGAATGAGAGTACGTACCTGTGATATTATTATAATAGCGAAAAGCAAAAAAATATAAATGGGCATAACTGTATCAAGCCTTGTTGGTCACACCGACCTGCAAGGCTTTTCTTATGCCTAATTTTAAGGAGAAAGCAATGCCTAGAAAGCCTAAAAGACCATGTTCTTTTCCAGGATGTCCCAATTTGACTGATGGCCGCTTTTGTGAAGAGCATGAAAAAAAAGAAAACAAACGCTACGAAAGATACGACAGAAACCCTGCAACCAAGCGTAGGTACGGCAGAGCGTGGAAAAGAATCCGTGACAGCTATGCTGCGGAGCATCCAGTGTGTGAGCAGTGCATGGCTGTTGGAAGGTATGTTAAGACCGCAGAGATTCATCACAAGCTGCCATTAGCTGAAGGCGGTACGCATGACCGAAGAAACCTTATTGCTTTATGCAAAGAGTGCCATGCAAGGATTCATGCAGAGCGTGGAGATAGATGGCATAAAAAAAGAGCCGCTCGGTATGACGAGCGACTCTGATTTGTTCCATTAGTTGATAGGGATGATGCCTCGAGTGTTCTTCTCAAAGGACCATTGGACTTGCCAAGTGCTGCCATCAATTTGGTCTAGGAGAATAAAATTATACATATTTTGGGTGGGGTGAAGAGAAAAGCGTCCTACAGTTTTTCCGTTGTCTGAGGACAAATCAACCTGGTTTAGTGGAACGACAACCCGGGGAGCATCGTCCGTGACGGAGAACTGCACTTGCCAGATTTTTCCATTTCGGGTGTCTAGTTTTAACAAGTTATAGATATTCTGTGTGCTATAAATCTCAAATACCTTACCGGTATTTTGAGAGTATAAAGTTGATGCATTGTTCATGCAGGATGTGTTTGCAAATGCTAACAAAAGAAGCAATACGGTTATTGCAACGAGTGAGAGGAGCCTGCTTTGTCTTTTTACCATAAGCTTATTCCTTTCTAACAGAAGCAATGTTTGCAAATCATTGAGTATCCATGAGTACTTAAAAGGTAAATAAAAACACCTTAAATAATGGGAAGTACTAGTCGTTTATCCGCGTCAAAGGACCATTGAATTTGCCAAGTTTTGCCATTAATTTGGTCTAAGAGAATAAAAGTATACATATTTTGAGTGGGATGAAGAGCGAATCTTCCAGTAGTACTATCATTGTCTGGGGATAAGTTAACGCTATTTAAAATAGTGGTAAACCTTGATTCATCTTTATTTGAAAATTGCACTTGCCACATCTTCCCACTACGTGTGTCGAGCTCAATAAAGTTATACATATTAGCAGTGCTATATAACTTAAAGTTTGAGGTAGAAGATTCTTCTGCAAAAGATATGTTTGCAAAGGAAAATAAAAGCAAGAAAAACATTATTGTGAAGGTGGTTCGTTTAAAAGTTTTTTTAAACATGGTGACACTCCTTTCAAAAATCATCAGTTCAAATCTATTTCGGACTTTGGTTAGAAAATATATCTAACTTAAATATAGTATGAAAAGTTTAAAAAATCAAGTAAAAAAGGTGCAGGTAGGGGGAGGTCAAATCTCAAAACCCTGTAAAGGGA